GGTTGGCCGTGATGCCGTCCACAATGCCCGTCACGATGGACAGGCAGCTCTCGGCCAGTCCGGACACATTGGCCGTCAGGTTGGCGGCCAGGTAGGTGATCAGCTGGGTGGCCATGGCCGCGATAGGCTCCGCATTGGCCGCCACCGTGTCCAGCACGCTTTGCAGCAGCCCAAAGGCCGCGGGGATGATGGTCTCCGCCAGCTCCGGCAGCGCTACGCTAACGCCGGCCACCAGCTCTGCAAGGCCCTGCTGCACCGAGGGCAGCGCGTTGGTGATCTCCGTGGACAGATTGGCCAGGCCCTCCGTCAGGGAGGCGGTGAAGCCCAGCACGATTTCTCCAACCTCCCCCGGCTGCAGCCCGTCCTTCAGAGCCGTGCTCAGCTCTCCCAGGGAAGCGGTGGCGGCATCCGCCAGGGGCTGGAATGCAGGCACCAGCAGCAGCCCGATGGTGTTGCTCAATCCTTCCGCCACGGCGTTCATCCGTTGCATGCTGTCGTCAAATCCGCCCAGGGTGGCCAACTGCTTGTCGCTGAACACCGTGCCCAGCTTCTGGGCTTCCTCGCCCAGGGCCTTCACGGCGTCCCCTCCGGCCAGAATCAGCGGGTTCAGGTCCTGGGCGCTTTTCCCAAACAGGTCCATAGCGATAGCGTCCCGCTGGGCCTCGTTGGTGATGCCGCCCAGGGCCGTGATGCAGTCCGCAAACACATCCTCGCTATCCCGCAGGTTCCCGTTGCTGTCGGTGATGCTCACCCCCAGGGCGGCAAACTTCTCCTTGGCCGAGTCGCTGCCGCTTCCCGCGTCGCCCATGGCCCGGACCATCCGGGCCATGCTGCCGGTGATGGTATCCACCGAGGTGTCCATGAAGTTGCTGGCAAAGGTCCATTTCTGCAGCTGATCCGCCGCAATGCCGGTCTGCTGGCTCTGGGTCAGCACATTGTCCGCCATGGCTCCCGCGCTCTTGGCCAGCTCATAGCCCTTTTCCGCGGCCTGTCCGGCCCATTGGGCGATCTGTTTCAGCCCGTTCCACGCTCCCTGCAGAGCGGCCAGAAAGCCAGCCCCCAGGGCGCCGGCGGCGCTTTTCAGCCCTTCCACCAGCTTGTCCCGCAGTGCCCCGGCCACGTCGCCCAGGCTCACTTCCATCTCGTCCAGCTTGCCGCTCACGGCGTCCAGCTGGCCCTCGGTGGCAATCTGCTCCGCCAGGGCGGCGTTCAAGGCCTTTTCCAGGTTGCGGGTTTCGTCTGCGTTTTCGCCGTACTTCTCCCGGCACTTGTCCAGCATCTCGGACAGGGTTCCGGTCTTTTCCCTTTGCAGGTCGTACTGGACAGCCAGTTCCTCATAACGCTGGCGCAGGTTGCCCACGGTCTCGCCCTGGGCCTTCATCTCCGCGCTGGTCACGCTCATCTCGCTTTTCAGCGAGGCCATCCGCTGGGCTATGGAGCTCAGCGCCGCTTTGTACTCCTGCTCTCCGTCAATGCCGATCCGGGCGCGCAGCTTCGGCCCGCCTCCGCCTTTTGCCATGGGTTTCCCTCCTCACGGTCTTGGCACGTCCTCCAGGCGCAGCCGCGGCGGCCCGCCGCCGGGCTTATTGCCGCTGCCCGCCATCGCCTGCTTCATTTCCGCCTTCAGCAGCAGCACGGCTCTGGGGCTCATGTCCCAGAAGTCCCGTGCGCTGATGCCCAGGTCGAGCGCGTGGAACATCAGCCACGCCCAGGGGAAGCGCTCCCCGTCCCCGGCGTGGTCTCCCCGTTTTTTGGGTCCGCCTCCGGCAGCGACCGGGCAATGGCCTTCTGAATCACGTCGCTCATGCCGTCAATGGCGCTCACGCTGAACAGCCGGTCAAATTCCTCCCAGGTCATCTCATTGCCGCCGCCGATCAGCGCGCCGTAGTAGAGGGCCTGCAACGCCCTGTGCTTAAAATTGGCCGCTTCCTTCAGGATCAGGTAATAGCCCAGGTCCTTCCCGAAAACGTCCTCATACACGTCCTCGGCCACCCTTGTGGCCTTGTTGTTAAAGCGCAGCCTGTACCGCTGCCCTCCCAGGGAGATGAACATCTCCGGGGCGTCTAGGTCCCGCCCGCGCACGTCATGCGCCACGGGCGGCGGGTTTTTTCCGTTTTCATTCATAAAAAGCGCGGCGCGGGTCACTCCCGCGCCGCTTGCCCTCCTTGATGGTTTTTGGTGGATCAGGTCGTGCCGGTGGGTGTCTCATACACCGCGTCAAACCAGCCCTCGGCCACGTCCGCATCCAGGCTGCTGTAGTCCTCGTCCGCGATGGCGCACAGCAGGTTGTCGTTCAGGCGGCGGTCAAAGCTGCCCTCCACCTTGGGCGTCTGGTATTCCATTTTCTCGCCGTCGGTCTTGCCGCTTTTCTCCATCTCGTAAAACTCGCCCTTGTACAGCCACCACAGTTCCTTGTGCCCGTTGTCCCGGGTGAAGCACAGGCCCAGGGCGCACTTGGCGGGATCTCCTCTGCCGGCGACGATCTGCACGCCGTTGCTGTCGGTGGCGCGGCCAAACATCTGCGCCTGCAGGTCGGCCGAGATGTCGGCCAGGCCCAGGCTCACGTCGTAGCCGTCAATGATCTTCTTGCGGCGCAGCACTTTGTTGCTGGCGTCCAGGCGGCCCTCCCGGTAGCGGGGCTTCAGGCCGATCTCAATGCTTTGCCCCAGCACCTCCGGGGTGCCGTATACAGGCGCGGCCAGCGCCGTATCCTCGGTGGTCATGAAAGAGATATACACGTCGGCAATTCCGTAAAAATAGCCGGGCGTGGAAACGGTATCAGGCATGGGTTCTCCTTTCCGCGCACCTTCGTGCGCCGGGCCTTGCGGCCCCGTATTACACTTCCTGCCAGCGGCAGATGATGGGGATGTGGTATAGCTTGGTGTCCTCCTCGTAGTTCCGCGGACCGCTGTACTGCACCGTCACGCCGGCCGCCTGCAGCGCCTGCACCACAGCCCGCAGATTGGTGTCCGGGATGGCCTCCCGGCTGAAGATGTTCACCTGCACCTGGTAGGAATAGCGGGTGGGTGCGTTGCTGCGGTAGGCATCCGGCTGGCTGCTCAGCTCCTGCCACGTCAGGTAGGTGCGCTGGGTGCCGGCGGCCGGGTGCTGCTGGGCCGGCCAGGGTAGCGGCGCAAGGGCCGCCTTGATCTTCGCGTTCACTCCCATGGGCTATTCCTCCTCGGGCAACGCAGCGGCCATGGCGGCGTTGATGGCGTCCGCGCCCCGTTCGATGGCGGGCCCCATCCAGGGATAGGCGTCCTGCTTGCTGGAGCCGTACTCCTGGACAAAGCCCACTTCCTCATTGCTTGCTTTCTTGCGCCCGTTGGGCTGGCTGCCCGCCGGGTACACGTCCACATAGATGCCGTCCTTAAAGTTCTTTCCTGGAGGAGACATCACAAAGCTCCTTTTCAGGGCTCCGCTGCGCTCGGGTGCCGCCTCTGCCAGCAGGTTGGCGGCCACCAGGCCACCGGCCCTCACGGCCCGGATGGCCCGCTGCTCAAAGTTCGCATTTTCTTTTTCAATCTCCAGCAGGACTTCATCAAAGCCTGTCACCTCAAAAAAAGCCATGGGCGCTTCCCTCGCTTTCCTCCGGCATACGCACCCGGGCTTTGATCTGGATCCAGTCCCGCCGGTAGCCCAGATGGTTGATCTGGATGATCTCATACACCGTATCGCCAAAGAGGATCTCCATGTCATTGCGCAGGCCGTCCCGCCAGCGGATGGTGAAGGTCACCACGTGCTCCATCTGGTGGGCCGCGGCCTCAAAGAACTCGCGCCCGCTCACATCCTTGACGGCCGCCATAGCGGTCATCACCGGATAGGTGGCGCGGATGCGGTTCCCTTCCCCGTCGGTTCTGCCGGTGTCCTCCTGCCGCTGAATCACAATCCGGTGCCTCAGCTCTCCCGCGTTCATGCTCCGGCCTCCGTTCCCTGGGCGGGCGGCGCGCTGCGCAGCTGGTGCATCAGGCTGATCACCGTGGGCGGCACCAGGTCCCGGTCCGCCTCCTGGTTGCCGCGGGTGTCGTAGTAGTGAGTGGCCAGGCGGTACACCGCCAGGTCATAGGAGCTGGAATTTTCCCTGGGGCTGACGCCTGCATCGGCCAGCCAGCTTTTGGCGGCCTCCAGCATCAGCTCCAGGGTGGGGCTGTTGTCCATCCCGCCAAAGTCCATCAGGCCTTCAATGGTCGCCATGGGTCTTGCCCTCCTTCTCGTCCTTGCCGGGCGGCCGGATTCTCTCAATCAGCTGCATGTGCTGCAGCTGCAGGGCGTCCTCCGGCGTTTCGGGATGGAACAGGCGCCCCCGTTCATAGCGGATCCCTCTCATTGTGAAACTGCGGATCACCAGGTACTCGGTGGTCGCCATTGGGCAGCCCCCCTCTCATTCTCCGGCAATGCCCTTCACGGGCACGCCATTGGCCTCGGCCTGGTCCAGCACCCCGCCGATGAAGCCCATCACGGCAGGGGTCAGGGCGGCCCGGTTGGCCGCGCACAACGCCGGATCCGCCACGTCGATGTGGATGCTTATGCCCTGGTTGCCCCGCAGGTTGGCGGTGCAGTGGGCCACATTCACCCGCTGCCCGTTCTCCAGGGCCAGGTACAGCGGCATACTGGGGTTCTGATAGGTGGGAGCCAGCACCGATACGGCTTGCTGCTTGCTCATAGATCTGCCTCCTTACGCCGGGTCTGTATCCTCTGTAACCACCACGGCGGCGGCCTCTGTGGCCTGGGTCACGCCCTCATGGGAGGCCACGCAGTAGTAATAGGTGGTTCCGGCCGCCGTGCCGGCGGGGATGGTGTAGGAATCGCCGGTAGCGCCATCCACAGGCGTTCCGCCGGTGTTTGCGTCTGCGGCATTGGAGAACCACTGGTAGGTCATCACTCCGCCGTTGGAGATGAAAAAGGCTGCCTGCAGCTTGTCTGTTGCGGCGATGCTTCCCGCTACCAGGGCCAGGTCCTCGGGCTGCTGAATCACGGTGATCGTGGGGGCCGGGGCCATCAGCTTGGCCGCCTGCAGGCCGGCCAGCAGCTTGTTAAGCTCGGCCCGCAGCGCTGCCACGGTGCTCACGTCGCTGCCGACATTGCTCTGGTAGGCGGCGGCAGGGATGCCCTTCATCTTCGCGGTGGGCGCAATTTCTACCGTGCCCTTGATCAGCAGCTTGCCGCCGATCACCGTCTCGCTGCCGCCCTTGCCGGTGTAGTTCTTGGTTGCGTGCATGGGTTGCCCTCCTTTTGTTTGGGCCTTTGGCCCTCCCTCAAATGCTGCGGCCGCGGAAAGCCATCTGCCTCCCGCGGCCGCGCCGGTACTGTTCCTTAGGTTTCAGGCACGAAGATCTCCCTGCGCACCACGGTGTCCACGTCAAACCGGCTGACGCCCAGGCGGCTGATGCCGCGCACGTCAATGCGGTTCCGGGTGAATGCCTGGCCGCCGATGTCCGTAGACACCATCTCCAGCGGCATGCGCTCAAACAGCGTGGCGTACTGGGAGAAGTCGCCCACATAGATGGGGTAATACTCGCCCGCGCCGGGGCCCACAGCCTCCACGCGGCTTGGCAGCAGGCGGTTGCTCATCACCTTGATAGGATGGGTTTTCAGCAGCATAGGCGTGCCGCTGGCCGGGTCGGGCTGGAGCAGCGGGCGGCCCAGGCCGTCCACGATGTTGTCCAGGTAATCAAACCCGCTCTGGTTGGTCAGGATAGTGGCGGTCTGGCTGATGGCCGGATCCAGGCTCACGTTCAGCACGCTTTTCAGCTGAGCGATGGCGTTCATGTCGTCGTCGGCAGTGATCGGGCCAGCCACCAGCAGATCCAGCACGGCCCGCAGCAGGAAGTTCTCGGTGAGCACCTGCTTCTTGCCGTACCAACGCGCCAGGTACCCAAACAAATTGGCCGATTCATCCGCCGCCAGTTCCCGGCTTACGGGCACAATCAGGCCGTAGGTGGCCAGGCTGTAGTTTACCGGGGAAAAGGCGGGCTGGTCGTCCTCGGCGATGCCGGCCACAGGGTTCTCCCCGGCCAGCATGGTCAGGCCGGTATCCGGTGCGGTGTCCATGATGCGGGTGCCGCTGGCATAGCTCACAGACTCATAGCCAAACAGATCACGCAGCGGGTTCAGGGCCCGCATGCGCTCCCGGATCTGCCGGTCCACATCGTCTGGCACCAGGAAGCCGCCCTCCGAGCCAGCCGGATTCCCGCCGCTTTCGGTCAGCGCGTCATAGAGCACCTTCAGGCTTTCGTCGCTGCAGGGCTGGGCGGGGTGCACCCGGTTGCGCAGGGCTGTAGCAAAAGCACGGGCGTATTCGTTGCTTTTCAGCATGGCGGTCACGCCGGCCGGCTGCTGCTTTGCGGCGGCTGCCTGGGCCACAGGCTGCTGCTGTTGCTCCTCCTGGGTCACGGCGGCCCGGGCCAGGTTGATGCGGGCCTGCATGGCGTTGATGGTTTCGGTGTGCTGGGTCAGCTGGGCGGCGCTGGCATTGGGATCGGCCATCAGGGCGGTGCCCTTGTTCACCAGGTCCCGCATTTCGTTTTGCAAATTGCGCAGGGTGTCCTTCAGTTGGGTCAGGTTAGGCATGATGGGTTTCCTCCTTCACAAAATTACAGGGCCGCTTTGGCCTGCGCAATGGAAAGCGCAAGGGCGGCCCGCCGGGTATCATCCTTAGAATCTGGCTTCGGCGTCTCCTGGGGCTTCGGCGTCTCCTGGGACTTCGGGGTTTCCTGGGCTTTCGGGGTCTCCGGGCTTTTCTTTTGCTGCGCGTGCAGAATCCGGTCCATGGCGGCCTTCTGCACGTCCCGCATGGAGCACGCAAACATCGGCAGGCCGCGGAAGGCGGCGGTGTTCTTCACCTTGTCCTTGGCGGGCACTTCCTTTTCCGTGGTGTGCACCGCGTCGATGAAGCCAAGCTCCAGGGCCTTGGCGCTGGAAAACCATGTTTCATCATCCATCATCTGCAGGATCTGCTGGTGGGGCAGGTGGGTTTTCTCCTTGTAGGCGCTGGCAATGGATTCCCGGACCTCGTCCAGCATGGCCAGGGCGCGGTTCATCTCCACCCGGTCTCCAAAGGCGATGGTGCTGGGGTTGTGAATCATCATCATCCCCACCGGCGTCATCTCCACCTGGTCGCCGGCCATGGCAATTACGCTGGCGGCGCTGGCGGCGATCCCCGTGATCCGCACGGTCACGCGGCCGGCATACTCCCGCAGCATGTCATAGATCTGCGCAGCCGCCCACACGTCCCCGCCGGGGCTGTTAATGCGCACCACCACGTCCCCGGTGCTGCCCTCCAGCTCCGCCCGGAATGCGCAGGGCGTCACTTCGTCTCCAAACCAGCTCTCACTGGCAATCACGCCCTCAATGGCCAGCTCCCGGCTGCCGTCCGGGTCGTTCTCCAGCTGGTTCCAGGTCCAAAAATGGTTCAATATTCGTTCCCTCCTTCTCAGCGCCCGCTGTCTTTCACGGTCATGCCCTTCAGGATCATCTCCAGCGGCAGCAGGTCGCGGGCCGCCAGCAGCTTCTCCCCGTCGGGATCCGGCGGCAGGTTGTCATCGTCCCGGGCCTCGTTGGGTGTCATCCATCCGCCGCGGATGGCCTTTGTGTGCTTGTCCGCCATGGTTTTCACGTCACCCCGCAGCAGGCTGTCCATGTTGAATCCAAAGTGGTACCCATCGGATACCTGCTCCCAGGTCAGAAGTTTGCGGTCCAGCTCGCTTTCCCACTGGCACACGATGGGAAGAACGGTCATCTGCGCCAGCTCCCGCATCTGCTGCTCGTTGTCGGTAAAGCCCTTGTCGCTGGTGTCGCCCAGCATCCGGGGCGGGATGTTGTACACGGTCGCCACCCGGTTGCGGGTCATGTTCTCCACGCCGATCACGTCGTTGTCCACAGGGGTGCGGTTCAGGGCGTTCACCGTCATTCCGCCGTCCAGCACGATGGCGCTGCGCCCGCTGTCGTTGTAGGCCTGCAGAAACTGCTTGATGATCTCGTTGCGGCGGTCAGCGTTCAGGCCGGTGTTGGGCACGGTCAGCACAATGCTGCTGTTCACGGCCTTGATCTGCTCCATGGTGTAGGTCTTGATGTCGCTGGCGTACTTGATCGTATCCCGCAGCACATCAATGGGCTTGATGCCCTTTTCGCCGTTGGCGCTGATGTTCCGGATCACCAGCATGCTGCTGTTGTGCACCCAGAACTGGTTTGCGGTGTCCCGGGGTGTCACCCGGTACCACATCTCTGGCGCGCCGTCCTGGTCGGTCACCCGCACCGGCGTCACACACCCGGCCTCCAGGATGTCCAGCCGATCCACGCCGCCGGCCATGGTGGGCACCACCAGCGCGTAGGCGTTGCCCTCATTGCCCACCAGCGCCTGCATGGTCAGCCGGAACCAGTAGCTGGTCATCCAGGGGTTGGGGCTGAAGCTCACCAGCTTTTCCAGCGGGTGATCCTTCTGCAGCTCCCGGCCCTTGTACAGATGCAGCGGCAGGCAGCTGAAGGTGTTGGCCACCCGGCTCACGGCCGCATAAATGGCCTCGCTGGCCGTCATGTACCGGTCCGCCCGGGTCTGGTATACGCTGGTCTGCACCCCGGTGGGCTCGTCCCTGGCCTGGCCTGTTTTCCGTTGCAGCCGTTTGAATAGCGGCATGTTTTCCACTCCCTCCAAAAACGGAAAAGCGCCGGCATGGGCGCTTTTGCTAGAATCTGAATACGGTCACATTGGCGGGCACCGTGTCCCCGCACACCGGGGCCTTCTGCATGGATACCGCGTGTGCGTCCAGAAAGGCCATAAATCCGTCGATCTTCCGGTAGCGGTTGCGCTTCACCGGCATCCAGTTTTCCTTATCCCGGTCCCGGTAATCGTTGCGCAGGCGCACATTGTGGAAGTACCAGCGAAGCATGGGGTCGTTGTTGGTGATAAGCCGCCCGTCCAGCAGGATCTCCCGCACGTCCTTCATGGGGTCGTTCAGTGTCAGCGGCCCCTGGCGCACGATCTGGCAGTTGAAGCCCGCGCCCTCCAGCATGCGGGTCAGCCATACGGCATTGGCCGGGTCATAGCCGATGGAGATGATCTCATACTTTTTGCCCTGCTCCTGAAACCACTGGTACACCACATCCTGGGGAATGTAATCCCCCTCGCAGATGGTCAGCAGCCCCTGCAGCGCCCATTCGTAATAGGGGATCTTCTCGTTGTCCATCTCCACCTTCCGCTTGGGCACCCAGCTGTGATGGAGCACAAAGAGGTCCCCGTTGTCCAGGGGAAACTCCAGCGCGGCCGCGGTGAAGTCCTCCCGGGAGCTCAGGTCATACCCGCCGTAGCAGGCGCGGCCGGCCAGGCTCTCCAGGTCCACCTGCTTGCGGTTGCGGTTCAGCACGCTGATGTCCACAAAGCTGGCATCGCTTACGTCCGCCATCACGTTCAGCTGCTTGCAGATAAAGTCCGCCCGCTCCTGGGGCACGTTCTTGCAGCGCTCCCAGTCGCTTTTCAGCTTCTCCAGGTTCAGCAGCACGCCCATGCTTGGGTTGGCCTTTACCCAGCAGCTGCTGTCATCCACATTGTCGGTGCTGTCCAGCTCGCAGATGAAGCTGAACAGCTGATCCGACACGCTGGCCGGCAGCATGCCGTCCTGCATGGCGTCGGAAAACAGGGCGTAGTAGTCCATCAGCGGGCCTTCAATCACCGTGCCCATGGTGGTGATGTACAGCGCCAGGGGCTGGCTGCGCTTGTTCATGCCCCGCTTGATGACGTTGATCAGCTTGTAGTCCCTGTACTCATGGATCTCGTCAAAGATCCCCATGTGCGGGCTCAGGCCGTCCAGCTTGTGGCTGTCGCTGGCCCGGTGCTGGATGCTGCTGTTGGTTTTGTCATAGGTGATGCTGCTTCGGGTCACGTTGAAGCGATTGGCCAGGAATGGGCTGGCCAGGATCTGCCGGGAGCACTCACCGAAAATAATGTTGGCCTGATCCTTGCTGTTTGCCAGCAGGTAGATGTCCGCGCCCCTTTCTCCGTCCTTGCTGGCCCCAAAGGTGGAATTGCCGGCCATCAGGGTGCTTTTGCCGTTGCCGCGCCCCACCAGGATCAGGGCTTCCCGGAAGCGGCGCAGGCCTGTGCGCTTGTCCACCCATCCGTAGATATTGCCCTCCACAAAGCACTGCCAGGGCATCAGCTCCATGGCCTGGTAGTTGCCCTTTGTGGGCGTTAAAAAGCGCTCCATGAACTCAATGGGCCGTACGGCCAGCCGTTCATCAAAGCGCCAGGGGTGCTCCGGGTTTTTTGATTTCTCAATGTCCAGCAGGAACCGGCTGCAGGACGCGCGCACTTTTTCACAGGCGATCAGCCGCCCCTGGGTCACGTCCTGCGCATAGCCGTAAATCTTGGACAGCGCGTCAGCTGTCCGGGAAGGCGTCAAACTCGTCCTCCGGCGTCTGGGCCGCCACCGGCTCCGGTGTATCCGGCGGCCGCTTCTGGCTGGCCGGCGTCAGCTTCAGCTCGCTCAGGTGCTTGCGCTGCTGCTCCATCAGCATGCGTGCCTGCTGGATGCTCTTGTTTTCACGCACGCCGCTTTGCCTGCCATTGTGCCAGCTGATGGTTGCCCCGCGCTTCGCCACGTCCTCATACAGCGTCAGCTTCATTTCCTCCAGCATGGCCACGTCTCCAACGATTCCCTGGCTCACGTCATCCATGCCGCCGGGCCGCTCCTCGCACGCCTGGCAAAGCTGGTCATACATTTGCCGGGCCTGTGGTTTGGAGAGCCTTGCCTTGTGTTCCTGCATCAACCGTTCGTTCATGGCGTTCACCTCTGCTATATCTTGATCACCCGCGCTCTGGGCGTGGGCTGCGGCACTCGCGCGGGATTTCCGCCCTTTTCCGGATGCCGCCTGTTATGACAAATTTTGCACAAACTCCGCAGATTATCAATATCAAGCTCCAGATCCGGCCTTTCGCTGCGCGGAATCACGTGATGCACCACTTCCGCGTCCCGCACTCTGCCATATCCGCCGGCCTTCTTGCGCTCCATGCAGTCGCAGCACAGATAGCTGTCCGCCTGCTTCCGGGCATCGGCCAGCACCAGCCAGGCCTTGCTGTGGTAAAAGGGGTCGCTTTCCTTGTGGTACATCCCGCGCCCTCCCACGAAAAAGAGCGGCCCCGGCGGGTCGCCCTTTGTCAAACTTCACATGCTGATGGTACCACAGCCCGGGACGCGGGAGAAGGGCCTCTGGTTGTCATGTGTCGGCAGGATTGGCGCATCCGGCTGTCAGGGCCCCTGCTCCTGCCTGTTCCAGGGAAGGGACGCAAGCTCTGTGAAAAAGCGGGCCCACGCCCGCTTTGCCGTGTTCAGCTCGCCATGCTGTCCGCCAGGTACCAGTCGGGCAGGGCGGCCGCCACATCCTCCTTGTCGATCTCCATCGCCATGCGCACCCCGTCCGATTTCATCTTACGCACATACCCATAGCTGTACTTCATCCGCTTGGCCACTTCGTTCAGGCTTTCGCCCTTCACATAGTACCGGTGCATTACAGAGCGCACCGTGGGCGGCAGCCGGTCAATCAGCTTACAGCTGGCGTCAATCTCCGCGCATTTCCGGGCAATGCGCTGCTGCACAGCCCTCTGCAGCCGGTCCACCTCAGCCACCAGCGTGCCCACCCGGTCCTTCTCCACGCTGCACCCACCGCCGCCGGTGCTGTCCAGCCTCGGGGACACATTGGTGGCGGCGTCCCGGTACCGCTCAATGTCCGCTTCAATCCTGCGGATGTCCTCATCCGCGGCCCTGCATCGTTCAAATACCTCCATGGCGGTCATACTTCCACCTCCGTGATATGCGCCTTGGCTTTCTCGGCCAGTGTCGCTGCAACTGCCTGCGTGTTGGCTTTGTCGGTGTAAGTCGCGTTCGGCTTAAAGCGGTCACAACTGGTCAGCAGTACCACGAGGGCTAAAAGCAGGATGCCGATGGAAAGAGCCTTTTTCATGGGATGTACCTCCTTCGCATTTCTTCATGACAGTATCTTGTTACCATGTGGCGGCGGTGGATTCTTCACCAGATGGGTCGATCCCAAGAAGTTGATATACTTGTATCCTTTCGGCATGAGTGCGCCATGACACACAGGGCATCTCCCATTTCGCTTCAGCTTGCGGTAGTAGTACACGTTCCCGCACTCCAGGCATTCGTGTTCATAGGGCTTTTTCACACCCTCGCCTCCCCGATCTGGGCCTTGGCCATGGCGGTCAGATAAGCCCTGCACTCCTGCGGCTTTTCAGGGGATCCGGTGACGTGGCAGCCGCCCAGCGCCCCGTTCAGCGGGCAATCGTGGCATTGGGGGATGGCGGGCAGGATAATCATACGGCCCGAGTCGATGGTGTTTTCCAGGTAGTACAGCCGCTTGGCCGCTTCCTTGAACCGGGCGGCCAGGTCCGCCCTGGCAGCCGCCTCGTCCTCATAGGGTCCGCCCATCTCCAGTGCGGGTCCGTTGGCGTGCATCACAGTCATGCGTTTGTAACTCATGTTTCCACTCCTCTCTTCGCGCCTATCGGCGCGGATCATCCGATTACCCGATGACGCAAGCCGCCGCCAGCCCGCTGCTGACGCTCGCGTAGTTGTTGTACAGCGCGCCGGAAGGGTTGATGTAGCGGACGTTGACGGCGTTCGACGGGTTAGGCGACCGCAGCCACCAGTAACATTCGTCCCCGTCCACGTCAACCTTCCGCCGCAAGCGTTGCTCTCCGCTGGCGAAAAACGCATAGGCGCGGCCCTCATCCATCACCCACTGGTTGTCCACCGGGAAGCCGGCCTCCGAAGCCGACAGAAGGAAAATGACATCCGGGATCTCCTCCATGCGCTTGCTGTCGGCGTTGAAGGTTTCCTTGGCCACGGTCCGCAGAACGTCCCGGTCCTCGGGGGAAAAGCCGCCCAGGAACTCCTCCCGCAGCCACCGGCGCACGCTGCTGGTGGCCCACCGGTTGCACCCCCAGGGGTGATTTTTACTGGCATCGTCGAAGCTCCGCCAGAGGGGCGGGTTGCGCATCAGCACGGTCAGGGTGTTGGCCTCCCCGGTGATGGACTGGTCCGCGTTGATGCCGATGATGTCCCATACCAGCAGCCCAAAGGCCGAGTGCTCGGTTATGAGGGACATGCCCGGCGCGGAAAGCGCGACGGCCTCCCCGTCGCGGAGCTGCCGCGCCGCCTGTGAAAAGTTGGTATACGTCATTGGTGATGCTCCTTTCTTTTGTCAGGCCTTCCCCTTGATCGCCTTCATGGTCTTGTAGTTGTCCCAGATCCGCACATGCTGCAAGGCCACCGCGTACTCGCAGCGCGGCAGTTCCCGGATGCTTTGTACCCCCTGCATCAGCCGCACGTCGCGGCGGATCGCGTTGGCCACCGCCTTTTCACAGCCGGGGGCCCGGTAGGATACGCCCAGCTTCCATTGCTCATTTTCAGGTATCATTGGTGTCCCTTTCCGCGCAATATCGGACTGTGCCACACCCAGTGATCCTCATTGCGGCATTCTTTGCATGCGCATTCGTGCCGGCAGTCGGCACAGTCCTGATCACATCCTGGTATCGCGTCTTGGCTGTGTACACAGATGTCGCAGTTACCCACATGACGCAGATCCTGCATCATCCCGTGCCGCTCCAATTTCAAGGCCTGCAGTTCCTCCTGGTAGCTGTCGGCCTGTTTTTTGGTTGCATACAGGGCTGTATCCAGGCGAGCGAGCTGCATCGCTGCATCATCCATCAGCGATTCGCGGCACTCACTGGAGCTCTCATAGATGCCATACCGTGGGCAAAACTCCCCATAACAGAAGGTGGATGCCGAGCAGGCTTTTAGCGCCTTGGCAATCTCATAAATCTTCTCAGACATTCCCGCTCACCTGCCCCCGCATCACGTCCAGGGCCTTGGCCAGCGCCTGGCCATACCGGTCCGCGCTGTCACCGCTCATCTCCGCAACGGCCTTTTTCAGCATGTAATGCTGCTTTTTCACGCCATCCCCTCCCATCCCAGCATCCCGCGCCGCTCCTGGGCAAGCGGATTGATCCACAGGCACTCGGTGCGCCGGGCGGCCCGTTCCGCCATGACGTCCTTGGTGGCAAGCGTCCAGCCGGACAGCATATCCCGGTATAGCTCACAGTCGTACCCGGAGAGCAGCACCATGCCGCTGTGGGCATTCAGTGCGGCAAGCAGCTCGATGTGATCCGTGTCGGTCATTTCGTGCGCATATTGGTGCCTGTTTGCTGTCCGTGTGTTGAGTACATAGGGCGGATCAGCATACACCAGGATCTGCGGGGCATTGTAGGCCTGAATAACTTCAATGGCCGGGCGGTTTTCGATCTGCGCCGACAGCAGCCTCTTGCTTGCCTGTGTGATCCTTGCTGGCATCCCCATCCATTGACGTGCGCACGAACCTCCAACTGCTTTACCACGGTGTTTCCACCCGGTTTGTTCGTCAACGCCAGATCCTATCGCCATGTTGATTTTCACCTGTAACCGCCGCGCCATTTCCACGTCATCCGTTACAGGAGGGGCTGTCCGGCAGTATTCCAGCTCACCACGCGCCCAGGGGGTCAGTTCTACGGCACCAGCCAACTCTTGTGGTTTATCGCGCAGCACCCGGAAATACCGTACGACATCACCGTTAAGGTCGTTAATGACCTCCAACTTCGATGGCTGCTTGTTGAAAAACACAGCCCCGCTCCCGAAGAACGGCTCCACGTACCCCACATGCGGCGGCATAAACCCGATGATCCAGTCCGCGATCCGCCACTTCGCCCCGGGGTATTTCAGGATGGGTTTCATGGTGCATCACTCCTTCGCGTGTTCCCACCGTGCCCACTGGTTGTTTTTGAGTGGGAACAGCGCAACACGTTACGACATAAGCGTTTCAGGCATGCTGTTCCCGTTGTTCCCACGTTCCCACCGGAAAGCGTCTTGGTCCCGGCGTCCTTCTCCGCCTGCTCCGGGTGCTTCAGCAGCCACTCCGTCAGCAGCTCACCCAGCACCTGCATGGCCCTGCTCGTATGTTCCTTTGCCATTCCGTCCCGGATCGCGTCCATGATATTAGCCATATAAATGCTCCTTTCGTATCAAACCCCGCCCGGCGGATCCTCCTCCACCTCCAGCCAGGCCGGCATCTCCACCAGATAGCTCCCCAGAGCCCAGCCATGCCCACGGGACGTTCGGAGTTTGACCCATCCGCCGTCCTCTGTCAGGACCGTTACAAAGCTGCCAGCCTCCAGCGTATACAGCACCGGCTCCGACGTCCCGGGGCCTTCCCGCACATTGAGGTAGCTTCCCGGCTCCACATCAACGTACCTGGTCACCTCCGCTCCGGCGCTGGCCCACACGATCATCAGCAGCCACGCCAGCAGCCCGCAGGCCACCGCCAGCAGCGCCGCACGCCCGGTATGGGGCTTGAAGTCCTGCATCAAGCGCCGGATCTCCCGCTGCTCCCGCCACCATCTGCACACCGCATAAATCATCGTCTCTCCTCCTCTCTCGTATCAGAACGGCATTTCCTCGTCGTCCACCACGGTGTAATCCTGCGGCACAGGCTCCGGCGGTACCGGTCCAGGCTCCGGCGGCACCGCCCCCGCCCCCGGGTGGAGCTCCAGGCGCAGCTGCTCCTCCATGGGGTTCTCCCCGTCAATCATCCGCCTTGGGATGTACAGCACCCGCTCGGCAGGCTTCCCGACCCGCACCCGCTTCAGGGCGGTGTAGGTCACAGTGCCCGGCGGCGGGGTGATGATCCCGTCGTTGCGCATCTGCCGGTACAGGCTGCGTTCCGGCAGGGGAATGCTGTTGTCCCGCTTGCGCAGCTGCTCGCTCACCAGGGTGTAGGCGGTCTCCGGCATGATGTAGTAATACTGGGTATCCATCCAGCCCACCATGCCGCGGATTGGGTCGCCGGTGATGGTGCTGTCCGTCAGATCCCGCACGGCGGCCACGTGGCTGGTCAGCATCTCGCCCAGCGTCCGGATGAAGGCCTTGCTGGGGCGCTCCTCGGCGGCCTCCGCTGCCTGACGGCGGCTGTTGTCCAGCATCGTTTCCCAGGCATCCGCCCGGGCCTGGTCGGCCATGGCCTGGGAGATCCCGCCCTTCTCCACCATGTACCGCAGCATCATCTCAAAGCCGATCGTCAGGCAGGCCACCGCGGCGGGTGCCCGCGAGTGGGCCTTTTTGTGATTTTCCTTCTGCACCTTGCTCCGCAGCTCCACAAAGCGCTCCCGCAGCTGATCCGGCAGCTTGTCCATCTGCGGCAGCAGCCACTCAATGTACCCGCGCATGGCTTTGGCCAGGTAACCCCGGCGGGCGGCCTCCTGGGCGCTGGTCAGCATCTCGTCCATCACCACGTCCCCTTTTTCCGCGTTGATCAGGTAGTAGCGGGCTACGCCGCTTTCCCCGATGTCCGGGGTGCTCTCTCCGCTCAAAATGCTGACGCACCGGGGCGGCGTGTCCTCGCTCAATGTGCGGTCCGCGTTCATCCGCTTGCGGGTGCTGCCGTCCCCAAAGGTCCGGCTGAGGGCCTGGGCCGTGGCTTCCATCTTGCGCCGCTCCTGCACGCTGTGTGTTGGGTGGTAGTCGTCCACCACGATGGGGACATCCTTCAACAGGAAGGCCTTCTTCTGGATGTGGTTGGCCGTGTCATGGAAGCTGGCCGGCAGGCTGTCAAAGGAAAAATCCCCAAAATGGGAAAGGGCCAGGGCGCTGCACACGCTCTTGCCGCAGCCCGTCTCACCTACAAGGAACACGCTGAAGGCGGGCGTGCAGCCGGCCCGCTGCATGGGCTCCCGCAGGGGTGCCAGGTAGGCTGCGGCCAGCAGCGGAACCATCATGTGGTGGCTGGCCCTGTCCAGCAGGCTGAAGCTGCTGATCATGGCGTCATCAAGGGAAATGGCATCAAAGTCCGCTTTGCTGTCTCCTCCGTCCAGGCGGTAGCGCTGCAGGCCGCTGCCCAGCTCCACGCTCACGTCCTCTGTCCCCACGGCCCCGCCCTGGTACAGGAAAGCCCACTTTCCGTTGATCTTCCGCCAGCCGGTATGGGTGTACTCCGTGTAGCGCCGGGCGCATTTCTCGCCCGCGGCCGCCACCACATAGCGCAGGTAGTCCTTGGTGGTGCTGCCCGGCATGATGGTGCCGTAAAATCCCCAGTTGTCCATTACCCAGCCCATCCGGTCATAGCTCTTGCTGCTCACCGTCACCCGTGGCAGCTTCATGCCGTGCCGGCTCCATCCGTCAATCAGGATGGCGGTCTCCACGCTCACGCCGTCGTCCCGCTTCACCTCCGCCATGGGTATGCAAGCGAAATTGCACAGCTTGCGGTGGTTCTCCTGACTCTCCCACTTGCAGATGCAGCCGTCCTCCACACAGAAACCCGGGATGCTGTTCAGGGCATCCATAGCCATGTCCCGGTCCGGGTCGCCGGATCCTTCTCCGACCTCCGCGCCGTCCGCCTTTTCCAGGGCGTTCAGCGCCTCCGTGGTCAGCACCGGTTCCGCTTCCTCCAGCTGCCGCAGGATCTCCAGCCCCCGCTTTTTCTTCACAGCGGTAAATAAGTCCGTTATATCCGCCTTCTCTGGCAGATCCACGCCGCATTTGCGCAGGTCCAGTAGCTTCACGCTGCGGCACACCGGCAGCAGCAGCCTGGCCACCTTCCGGCGGTCATAAGTGCCCGTTTCGTCAATATCCGGAAGGATCACCACATCCGCGCCGGCCAGGGCCTGGGTGTGCTCCTCCCGCCACTTGGTGGCCGTGCCCTTCTTGCTGGCCCCGCCCGGGTTGGTGGTGGCGGTGAAGCCCAGGGCGGCCATGTTATCGGCGTCCTTCTCGCCCTCCACCAGGTACACCGGCTTCCCGGCCTGAATGGCCGCCCGCACTTCCGGCAGCCTGTACAAGGGATGCCGCACCTGGCTGGCCTCATAGACGTACCCGTCCCGCTTGGCCTTGGGATTCTTGGGATCATGCACCCGCTGCAGAAAGGTCTTTTTCCGCGCTTCCCGGCCGTTCTCGTCCGTCTCTGTCAACTCAAAGCGACACACTTCAAAAAGCGGTTTCCCTTGTTCGTCCGTGTAGGGGTACACTTTCACCAGCTCGCCCAGATTCTTGCGCTGCTTGGGAGCCTGCTTTTGGGCCGCGGGCTTCCGGGCCGGATCCGCGTGGCTGGCAGGATAGAGGTCCCTGGGCTGCACGTTCAGCGTGCGCAGGATGTCCTGGTTGCTGCATCCGGCCTGGCAGCAGATCTTGATCGCCCACGCGCCCCGGTTCTTCCCGCGCTCCAGCGGCCCCTCGGTCACGCACAGGCTGGCGGTCTTATCGTCATGGACCGGGCAGCGGGCCATATACTCTCCGCTGGCGTTCGGTCCGCTTTCCACGCGCAGAAGCGCCAAAAAATCGGATAATTCCATTTCCCGGCGCCCCCTTTATTCTTCATCGGTAGCTTCCGCGTTCATCCTGTCCGCAATGGCGGCGATCACCTGATTGGCCTGAAACATCCATTTGCCGTTCAGCTTGGTGGCGGGGATCCATCCGGCCTTGGCTCCGCTGCGAAGGGTGGAGATCTTCAGCCCCGTCAGCTCGCTCACCTGCTCCACCGTCAGGCCCCGGGCCGCCTGCTCCCGCCGCAGGATCTCCTGCAGCAGGTCGGCGTCCACCATCATGCGGCTGCCCAGGCGCAGGCAGGGGTAGCGCCCCGTCTTGATCCCGTTGCGGATCAGCTGCGCCGAGATGCCCAGCGCCTGCGCTGCCTCGTTCGTGGTCATCATCTTCATGGCCGGTTCACGCCTCCCTTCTGCCCAGATCATCCATGGCATCCAGGGTCTGCTGCATCAGGCCGCGGATCTCCACCGCCCGGGCCCGGATGCCCGCCAGGGCCTCCCGCTCGTCGGCGCTCACAGATCCGTCCCGCAGCAGCTCCGCAAAGCCCCATGCCGTGGCCTCCATGTCCCGGAATGCCAGCAGCCAGCCCATGGCGCTCTGCTGCAGCGTTCGGGTGCACGCCTCCTCCTGGCCGTAGCAGTGGGTGAGGATGGGGCAGCACTCCCGCACATGCCGGGCGCGCAGCCAGGGCGTGCCATAGGCCTCAATCATCCGCTGCACCACCGCACAGGGAGGCATGGTCTTGCCGGTCTCATAGTCGGCCAGGCTGTCCACGCTGCAGAACACGGCCTCCGCCGCTCGCTCGCGGCTGCTGAAAATGGGATTCCTGGCCGCCGCGTCCATCCGGGCCAGCCAGTAAAAATTATCGTTTCGCTTCATCATCTGCTCCTGTCTGCTTCCACAACCGGCCATGATCCACGCCATTCCCACTTGCACTCCCCGACGATCTCGTCTGTTTCATCGTCGAATCGCAGGAGCTCACAATCGTCGGTGCTCCCAAGCGGTGGCTTTCCAACCGAGTGCTTACACAAGCTGCACGCCCAATCTGTACAGTTATCCCCTCCATGCTCGCAGAGTTTTTGAAGGTCTCGCATTACCGCTTCCGCCCGCTTCTTCTCTGCCTCGCACTGGGCCTGAAATTCAGCGGCAACGGTGCGCCATTCATCGGCCCGCGCCTGTTGGGCATCCCGCTCCTGGATCAGGCCCCGCACCTCAGCGGCCACTCCATCCATCACATCGCGGAAAGCCTGAGCTTTTAGATTTTCACCGCTAGCATGCAGGGCCCAGTACGCTTCCTGTACTGCCTTCCCGAAGCTCTCATCCATCACTGATCCCTCCTACCTGTCCCATTTCCTGTCAAGCACCCTGCGCCTGTCCCCGTTAGGCGTGTAGCTGCACCCTTCCCGACCCGGGCAGCCGGCGCATCCCCTGGGCCTGGCCTTGTTCCTGACCTCCCTGGCCTTGGCGGCATCTCTTTGCTGCCTGTCAATGGCCATCTCCAGCCAGGGCAGGCGCGTGCGCCCGGTTCCCTGCAGGTGGCAGCGGTACGCTTCCTTCAGCCTGCGCAGCTGCTCCATCTCCACGTGATGGATATAGCAGGGCAAGCGCCCTGCTTTTTCTTCCACAGCTCGTTGCTCCTCCATCCCGGCGTGCTGCATGGTTTCTCCCTCCCGCTGCGTTACTGGCACGTCTGGTACAGCTCGCCGTTTTTCCACAGCCAGGCCATATGCGCGCAGTCAAGCGAATAAACTGGTAATCCGTGGCCTCGTAGTAGGGGACCCCAACGATCCGGATCTGGCTGGCCTCAAAGCCAAACTCCCGGTTGACGGCCATGATCGCCTCCTCCCAGTTCGCCTCCTGGGAGCAGTTGTTTACTTCCCACCGATTCCCATGTGGACCCACCTGGTACGCAAGGATGGCCTCCGGCTTGTCCAGGCACCAGCCGTACCGGGCGTACATGTACACATCCCAGGCCTTCAGTTTCCCGGCCTCCACCAATGCCTCCAGCTTCCGGTATACTTTCCGGGTAGTCTCCTCGTTGTCATCAGCCTCCGCCATGAAATCCTGTTCTGTGATCAAAATGCCGTTCTCGCTTCTCGCCATCCGATCAAAGGCCGCCATAAATTCATCGTACGTGTCAAACTCCCAGCCCCGGTCCTCGTTGAATTTCTCAATGTCTGCCATGTTTTTGTCTCCCTTCCCGCATCCCTGGCGCTGTGTCCGGGATGCAATTCCGTTTTTTGTGATGAGATCTCGTACTGATTGCCATGGCGCAGTGGCGTCGGATGAAATATCCTGAATTTGGAAATTGTGGTACTGTGGAAAGTATACTCCACAATGTGCGGAATGTAAACACCAAAATGACACAATTCACAAATTAATGGAATCATGATGCGCTCTATTTCAAAGCAATGTACAATATTAAAAACAGCAAAGGAGGAGAAGCGGTGGACATATTGAGCACCAGGCTGCGAGATCTGCGTACAAATAAAGACCTGAAACAAAGCCAAGTCGCTGACGCGCTTTCCATTGGACGCTCAACCATGTCGAATTATGAGAACGGGCGGGATATACCGCCGGAAATGATCGCAAAATACGCGGACTTCTTCAAAGTATCCGCTGACTATCTGCTCGGTCTTACAAACGAGCCGCTTCCCAAGAATGCCGATACCGTAAAGCCCTTCCAAAAACTCTCCGTCGCAGATCCCTATGCCTTCACCCTGTCCGACGTGCTGGAATTGGTGGACGCCTTCACGGAATACTACCAGGCCGGCGCGCCCGCGGGCGAAGCGCCCATGCGCTGCATGCGCCGCGTCATGGACGCTATGTGCAAAGTGCTTTCTTCCGCAAGCCGCCACAACATCGCCCAGCTGCTGCTGGCTGTCAATGAGTTGGCTTCCTGCTGCCTGCAGGGAAACGATATGCTCAAAACCTATCTACTGAAGGAGGAGCCCAAATGAAAAAGC